GAGTAGCCTCTTGTGTAGCCTCCAAAGAGTCTTCAGGAGCTTCAGGCTGGATGTTAACCTTACGGTAGATACCTGCTTCCATGCCTTCAACAACTTTGTGCATAGAAACGTACTTCTCGATAGCAACACCCATGCACTCCTCAATGGAAGTACCGTTAGGGTCAAACAAGAAGTTCTTAGGGTTAACAGGAACGATCTTAACAGCTGTACGCTTACCTTCCACTACACCGATAGCTGCTTGACCTATAACACCGGGGATGGCTTGTGTAGCAGGTTTATACTCTTTCTCTTCCTTGACGATGATCTCACCGATACCTGTACCGTAGATCTCAGCCATGAGTTCAATTTGGTCGATAGACTTACGGATTTTGTCCTTAGCAAAGTCTTCCATCAACTGAGCTTTAATTAGGGACACATCAATCTCTTGACCGTTAACGTCTTGAACATCATCAGCAATGTCAAAGAAGTCACCTTGACCAAAGATAGCTTCCATGATCTCAGCATGACGAGTCTCTACAGCCTGTTGGGTAGCAGGGCTAACCAGCTTAGAGCGCTCAGATTCACGAGTCTTATCCTCAGCAGCCCACTGACCACGGAAGATACGCTCGAACTCCTCCCAGTCATCTAGGAAGTTAGTATCTCGGTAATCACGCCACTTATCACAGTGACTTACAACGAAGTCGGTAAGTTCTTTGTCGGACTCAGTAGGTTCTTCCCACTGAGTGCCTTCGTTGTTATCCATATTTTCCATAGCCATATTGTAAGTGTTCCTACTTAATTGAACGTGACTCTACACTATTTAGTTTACTTTGTCAATAGATTTTAACAAAATCGTAGTATTTTATTACTTACCACTTAACTTTATTGGCCCAGTAAGCAGCAGAGAGCTTACCTTTAGCAATATTCTTAGCATGACGAGCTTTAAAGGCATCATTACGCTTAGAACCATCAGGACTACCTGAGACACCTTGTTGACCAAAGCGAATCAACTTAATCTCATCACCTTCTTTAGCCAAGACAGCATGACTCTTAGTCTTATGTCCGGGAGTACGTTTAGGCTTGTTGTAACCCTCGAACTCTTCGTTTCCTCGTTTGATGGTCATTTCTTTTTTACTTTCACTTTAGCTGTCTTAGCAGCATCTTTAAAGTCTTTAGCCGTAGGAGCACCTTTGCTACCTACTTTGTTCATCTTTTCACCTGAGCCAGCAGCAATTCGCTTACGCTTAGCGTGAATGTTTGCGTAGAGTCCGTTCTTCATAGTAGTTCCTTTAATACCCTGTACGGTTAGTACCCTGCGATGTCATCAACAGCCTCCCAGTCGTCTTGATCGTAATCTTGATTATAGGCGGTAACGCTTAACTGGTCAACATAGGCTAATGAGTCGATAAGGTCGTCATGGACGCCAGCGGTGGGGAATAAGAGGTACTGATCCTCAAACTCTTTCCAGTTACCGTCTTCATTCAAGGTGATACGTCCATGCTCAAAACGACCTTGTAAAGCCCAGACAACCCTATCTACTTTCTTCTTGTTACCGTGAGTGAGGTCTTGGATGTGTGTGTACACATTGTTCTTCCTCATCAAGTCCTCTAAGTAGTGCATAACAGCATTCTTTAGAGCACCCCGTTCGATACCTACAGCGATAGGCTTATGCTCACGTACAGCTAACAAGATCTTAGAAGCAGTCTCTCTGATGTCCCAACGACCATGAATGATGTCTTTAACCCACCAGTCACCATTGTCTAAAACCTTACAGATAGTGATAGCTGACTCATCAAGTCTCTTCTTAGCAGCACCAGCATTCTTAGCTACATCTTCAAAGCCAGCTAAGTCAATAGCAATGACGTACTCACCGTAGCTAGGCTCTTCTGAGTACTTTAACCACTCTTCTTTAAACAGATCAGAACCAGCTGTATCGAAAGAAGACAAGTATTCCTGCTTAAAGGCAAAGGAGCTTAGAGTCCTCTCAGCAGCTTCAATTTCCTTAGGATCAATAGTCTCATTGTCCTTAGTTGTGAAGTGCCAGCTACCCCATTCCTCGTCTATCTCTTCTTGGCCTAGCTTAAAGACATCGTAGAACCAGTTACGTCCACTAGGGGTACTAATGAACAAAGCTCTACCTTTTTTATCAGACAAGGAAGCTCGAATGATCTTCTGCCAGACATCCTCTTTAATAAAGGCACATTCGTCTAGTACAACATAAGTAAGAGAGACACCCCGTAAGCTATCAGGGTTATCAGCACCACGTACCAGTATCTTTCTTCCATTGACTAAGGTGATCTCAAGGTTATTAACGTGAGAAGACTTGATGACAGGCCTACCTAAGTCATTCAGTAAGTCCCACATAATAGTCCTAGCTTGACCTAAGGTAGGAGCTATGTACATCACAGCTGAGCCTTCAGGACAGTTCAGAGCCTCAATCAGTAAGGTTACAGCTGACAACCTAGACTTACCACATCGTCGTCCTGCTGCTACTACTTTGAAGCGATGAGTGTCTTTAAAGACCTTTTTTTGCCAGTTCAGTAACTCAAAGTTAAGAGCAGTCATTACTCTTCCCCTTTAGGCGTTACATCCGTTATGTCATACGAGACATCATCTTCAATAACTTCTGTTGCAGTCTGACCAAGACCAGTAATATTAACGACAACAGAAGGAGTACCAGAGCCTTGTTTTGCTTGCTCAAAAGAACTTACAGGAACTACCCTGTCCACAATTAGTTTCCATGCTACAGCTTGGTTCTTATGATTATCATCCAGTGCAGCATTAAGGATAGTCTCTAAGACCTTAGCTGACTTAGGTGAGTTAAGCATCCTAGCTTTGTACTCATCCATAATAGCCTTATCACCGGGAGGTCTACCAATGACTCCTCTGTTCTTAGGCTTCTTAGCTACTATCTCACCCTTCTTAGGTCTACCTCTACCACGAGGCTTCAATGGATCTTTTTGTTGTTCAGTATCAGCCATGTTTACCCTTTCTTTAGGACATGGAATAAGCTAGAGACTATAAAGTATCTCTATAATTTAACTTTAATGTACAAGAATCTAAATGAAGTATATTACTACTTTACTTACCTCTTGTGTACAGATTAGGAGGAACTAAGGAAGTAGATCAGAAACGTCTACTCCTAAGAAACTTCCCGTATTAACTAAGTAGCCCGTCTACAAAGTTTTCATTTGAGTTCTTGGAAGGATAACCTTCATAGAGTATTCTACAGCTCTTTTCTGATTTGTCAAGTACTTTTTAACATTTATTTACATTATAGTCACCTATGTGACACACCCTTACTTTATAGACCTCTTGTGCACACTTTTTAGGCACTCAAGAGCCTCTATACAGGCCTCCTGTGCACATCTTCTCCACAGAATTACTCCACAGGCACTAACCTGTCCCTAATTATTCCATAACTTGTTGTCTTTATTGACTTTATTGCTTACTTTTTAGGCACTTCTAAAATACTCTTTTTTGTATGCTTTAGAGGCTCCCACAAAAGTAATCACCACAGCCCACCCCCTCCCCCTATCAAGTTACTCACAAGTTATCCACAGTAGACATAATAGTAAGCATACATACTAAGTTATCCACAGGATACTCAAAAGTTATCCACAGATGGAGAGTGTAGGGCTATGAAGCACCTATAAAGCACCACTAAAGTAACATTTCAGACCTAAGGGTAAACACCTAGGGCTAGAGTTATACACAGTCACTTGTTAGTAAACTGTTAGTAACTCCACAGTTATCCACAGACTAACCATAATGGTGCATTAATGTGCACAGATTAGGTGCACTACTGTCTAAACTGCACAGTTAAGGTGCATCACATAATAGTACATAAGGTTACAGTCTAGTCAGTTAGTACACTAGAGGGCTACAATGCCAGCTAATATGTAACACTTGAGTAGTAATAAATCTAACTTGGCACGGTTCTAGCTATATACCAAGCATAGCAAACTCGCTATGTAACTTGTCAAGGATGCACACCATGTCAAACAAACTTACCGATACAATCATCTACGTCTTAGGGTTTATCGCTATTCTAGTGGTATGGTTGACTGCTTAAAGTCCATGCGGACGTAATCTAGGCTATACTGTCTCTCTCTTTAACTTGCAAAGGAAATGCACCATGTCAAACACCAAATACAATGGATGGACAAATTACGCTACTTGGCGTGTCAATTTAGAAATGATTGACGGATCGGACTGGCACTGCCGCTTTGACGATCATGGGGAAACACCAGAAGCTTACGAATTAGGCCAAGTAATTAAACAATGGGCGGAGGAATGGATCGAGGAATCTAGTCCCGAAGGCTTGGCGCGTGATTACGCCTTGGCTTTTCTATCGGATGTAAACTGGATGGAAATTGCCCAACACTTAATTAACGATTACTGCGAGGCTTGATCATGATTAAAGAATCTCAGATTGTCTATGAGACACCTAAGCACTGGGTGCTTGATTGTGGCTCTAAAGGCTTTGAAGTCTACCGCAAGACTATCACACACTCAGAAAGATGTGCAATTATCGGGTTTCAAGGCTCTAAAGGTCTTGAACGTGCTAAGGCTGAAATTGAACGGAGAGAATCAGCATGCTAAACAACAAAGATTTCCTAAATCTTGAACGTAGACTATGGCGTGAGGGTAACCCATTGACGGATGAACTCACCAGTACACGTGATGAATTGATCTACCTATTGAAAGAAGCTAAAAAGGTAATGGAAAAGTATTCACCTATTCTGTCTACATTGTCTACCAATGATGATCTAGATTTCTATCGAGAATGGGATAACTTCGGGGATACTTTGGACAATTTAGACTATCACTTGGGAGATGACGTATGAAACACGAAGAACAGCAAGCCTTTATTGAAGCTTATGATGACAATGTAGGCATGTACTCTAAAATGGAAGTTGAACGCATTGTAGAAGGTTATTTCAATGCGGAAGACGTTTCAGACAATGAGGGCTTTGAACATATCCTAGATTGTCTAATGATTTGGATGAAGGCAACAGTTTATCAAATGAAGAAGGATTCTAAACAATGACAATGCTTCTCATATTCTTTGCAGTTGACTTAATCACGGAGCATGATCTATGGTAAACCCTAGACCGAATGATGAATTTCCAAAGGATCCTTATTGGCCTTTTCCAACTAAGGACAACCCACTGACACCTTGGACACCTAAGGAAGTGAAAGCATACGCAAAGCTTCAACGTGAAAAGGCCCAGGAAGCACTCCTATGAGGTCAGGAAGGCCTCTAATTCAACTAACTAAGGGCTAGGTAGCCTGAAAGGAAGAAAATGCACTGTACAAGCTGTAACAAACTACTCACCGACTACGAAAGTACCAGAAAAAACGCTGTTACTGGCAAGTATTTCGATCTGTGCAAGGTTTGTTTTGAAGACATCAAGCCTTTTGTGAAGGTTATCGACAGAAAAGACTTGATAACTGAGCAGGATCTAGATGATCCATTGGAAGACGATACTGATCTGGACACTCAGGCTTCCCTAGAAGACTATGATGACATTATAGATACTATAGAGAGCTATAGAGACTATGATGAACATTAAAGACTTTAAAGTAAATACTACTTTACTGTTATTGTCTTTAATTAACATTAAAGAACTTTAAAGTATAAAGGGGATAACATGAAAGAAGATTTTAAGCACATTGAAGACAAAGAAGTTAGAGAGTTGTCTCTAATCAACACAGATGACCTAGAAGAGGCTCATTACGTACATACAGTTAATGCTTTTGTTGAATTGATTGTCTTGTATGGATGGGATACAGTCATTAGTGACCTAAGAGCTGTAATGGCTCAGAAAGAATGGGAAGCATGATGATGATTGTCTCTTTGTTTGTATTTGTCTTAACATTGGTGAAAGTGAGTCTTAAGTGACTGAAAGGAACGTGAAATGAAAGCAACGATTGAATATGATTTGACTAAGGTAGAAGAAGTTTATGCGTATAAGTGCGCTCAGAAGGCTTTAGAGGCTTGTCAGCTACTTGAATCACTCAAGAGCCTCACCAATGGCTATCAAGCCTACAAAGGTGTCTCTGAGAGCGTTTTAGCTGACATTATCAGTGACTTGTCTAAATGGGACAACGTAAAGATATGAGTGGAACGAATTCTATGAACGTCTTAAACTACATTCTCAATTTGTTATTACCTAGTGGGGTGAAACGATGACCATTAAACAAACACAGGTACTCCGTACCGAAGAAGCATTAAGTGTCTACGACACGTTGAAGCTGGCGCTTGAGGCGTTGAAGAAAAGTGATGATTTTTTATACAACTGGCATGAGAACTACTCAGACGATGAGGCAGATGCTTATGCGGCAGCTAGGCAACTCAACGAACAAGCAATCATCGCAGCAGAGAAAGCCTTAATGTCCGTTTCGGACGGGGCACAGCCAGAGCAGGAGCCTGTGATGTATCAGGCGAGTTCAGATGGTGGTAAGACTTGGTTTCAGATTGAACTAGGCCCTTACTACAACACAATGGACGAATACATAAAAGACCTTCAATCACCAAACGCAGTGCCTGTTTACTTGGTTCGAAAGCTCTACACCACCCCACCTACGCAGCAAAGCTGCTCACAGCGCCCGTCACGCAGTGACATGACATGGGTTGGCTTAACACATGAAGACATTGATAAGGCTATTGAAGATAATCAACGCTTTGGAGGTTTCCGTAAGGTAGGTTTTGCCTATGATTTAGAGCTTGTATTGAAGGAGAAGAACACATGAGTAAACCAATGTCAGACAGTGGTAAAGGCTCATTTAGGCGTAATGAAGACCTTAACAAGGTCAATGAAGGCTTCGATAGGATATTTGGTCTATCTAAGCTAGAACAACGATTAAAGAAGGAACAAGAGGAATCTATGATTAACGAAGAACATGAGCACGATGACTCAGAGTGGTGTTGTGACGTATGTGGCGGGCCTATGTATCGCCAACCTCATTGGGGTTATGCGCAATGTGATGATTGTGGTGCTAGACAGGAGTTGATTGATGATGACTATGTCTGATGATAAAACACTCTTAGAGCTGGCTGCTAAAGCGGCTGGAATTGACCATCGTAGACTGCCTGATGCGTGGCCTAACCGATTTGATGATGACCAGTGGAATCCCTTGATAGACGATGGTGATGCGCTGCGTCTTGCTGTGAAGTTGAATTTATCACTTAGCACAGGCCCTTGTATTGTCAAGTGCAACTCAATTTCTGGCGCTTTACGTGGTAATTTTATTAACGAAGATTCAATCTATCAAGATAGATACGCAGCAAACCGCCGAGCAATCGTAAGAGCAGCAGCCGCTATAGGAGAATCAATGTGATAAAGTCTGTACACATCAAAGAGTGCTGGCCTTATGAGTATGTAGCGCCAGTGCGTAGGCTACATAAACGTGAGGCTATGGATAGACAGAATGAGCTTAGACGTGCTAGATACGCTAAGGCTAAGGCTATCAAGACACCTAAGAGCAAAGGTTCTAAGAAGCTGCTAGGCTTGCGTGTGTTTGATATGAACGATGACATTTGTGAAAGGTTGAACAATGCAATCCGATAAAGAATACGCTATTCGGTTAGCTATGGAGTACGGATTTACTGGAGGCTTTGATGCTCAAGGTGATCTTACTTTTGATGCTGTGGTCGTTGAAGCTATCTTAGAAGCTATTGCTAAAGAGCGTGAGGCGTGTGCGAAGGTGTGTGAAGCTATCAATGCGGTTTACAACAAGCCTGAAGATGCGGCAGAACGGGTTGCAAGTCAATGGTGCGCTGATCGCATTCGAGAACGTGGGGAACCTACATCAAGAGGTAAAGCAATATGAACTTAAAAGTAGCTTCTAAGTTCATCAAGCACGGCCCTTGTGAGCACTGTGGTAGCTCAGATGCGAACAGCTTCTATGACGATGGACATGCCTACTGCCATAGCTGCAATACGTACACACGAGGTGATGATGAAACTGTCGGTATATCTCAACAAGTACCTACACAAAGAACAAAGGTATTTCAGATGAAAACACAAGGGGAAGTTAAGGCTATCGTAGATCGTGGCATCTCAAGAGAGACTTGTGAGTACTTTGGTGTTACTCAAGCTGATAACAAACACTATTACCCTTACTTTGATGAACAAGGTATGAAGGTAGCTGAGAAGATTCGCTCAGTAGAGAACAAGACATTCTCCATTGCAGGGAACTTTAACAAGGCTACTTTATTCGGTCAGAATCTATTCACAAAAGGAGGCAAATACATCACCATCTGTGAGGGAGAGCTTGATGCGCTTGCTTCTTACCAGATGACAGGCTCAAAATGGCCTACAGTATCTATTCGTAACGGTGCTTCAGCAGCCTTAAAGGACTGTAAAGCTAACTACGAATATCTCGATAGCTTTGAGTCTATCGTGATCTGCTTTGACGCTGATGAGGTAGGTCAGAAAGCAGCTAAGGATGTTGCTGAATTATTTGGCAACAAAGTAAAGATTGTTAAACATTTGAAGGAGTGTAAAGATGCCTGCGACTATCTATCTAACGGACGAGGAGCGGAATACGTTAATCAATGGTGGAGAGCTGAAAGCTATGTACCTGACGGAATCGTTGCTGCATCTTCCTTGTGGGACAGCGTATCTACACCTGAACCCATTGCAGAAGCCTTCTATCCCTTCAAAGGACTCAATGAACTCTTGTATGGACTACGATCAGCAGAGCTTATCACTGTCACAGCAGGGAGTGGGCTGGGGAAATCACAGTTCTTGCGAGAAATCTTGTTCCAAATCCTCAGGACTACCAAGTGGAACATCGGTGGTATGTTCTTGGAAGAGTCTGTGCGGAAAACAGCAAGATCAATCATGTCTCTACACGCTAACAAAAAATTGCATCTGCCAGACACAGAAGTAACTCAACAGGAATTAAAGGATGCCTTCGATGCTACTCTTGGGACTAATCGTGTATATCTTTTTGACCATTTTGGTAGTCTCGCCATTGATAACGTCCTCAATCGAATCAGGTATATGGCACGTGCTTGCGACTGCCGTGTGGTTTTTCTCGACCATATTTCTCTTGTGGTTAGTGGCATGGATGGTAATGATGAGCGTAAGTCTATTGATGTCTTGATGACTCGATTGCGTACATTGGTACAAGAAACAGGTATTACCTTGATCTGTGTATCACACTTGAAACGACCTAGTACTTCTAACAAAGGACATGAAGACGGTGAAGCAGTATCCTTATCTCAGTTACGTGGCTCTGGTGCTATTGCTCAGTTGTCTGATGCTGTTATTACCTTGGAACGTAACTCTATGAGTGATGACCCTGAAGTACGACATACTACTAAAGTAGCAGTTGCAAAGAATCGTTTCGCGGGTTTTACTGGTCCAGCCTGTAATCTTCGGTACGATCTCGAAACAGGCCGTATGTACGAAGTTCAGATGGAAGAGTTATAAAATAGACTTGACACAACTCTGTTTTTAGTATATAGTTCGTATTTTAAGGAGTACAACTATGGCATCTAAAGACTACTATCAGAAAAACAAAGAGCACGTAAAGGCAAAAGCAAAACAGTATTATCATGACAACAAAGAGAAAGCTCTTGAAAATGTTAAGAAGTACCGTGAAGCTAACCGCCCACTTATCAAAGAGAAAGGCAAAGAGTATTACCGTCGAAAACTGAGGAATCGTTTGTTAAATGCTGCACGAGCTAGAGCACGTAAGTTCGGTTACGAATTTGACTTGACCTTAGACGACATCATCATGCCTCGTTACTGTCCGTTGTTAGGAATTGAAATGTTCGTGACTAATGGCGTAAAAGGCAGCAAACATTCCTCGTTTAGTCTTGATCGTATTGACAGCTCAAAAGGCTATACGAAAGACAACGTATGGGTAATCTCAATGAAAGCAAACTCTATGAAAAGCGATTCAAACTACGAAGACTTTAAGAAGATGGCTGACAACTGGAAACAATTCCATGAGAACGGCTATGATCTTTCACACTTGGAGCAAACAAACCATGAGTAAACCACACAAACACGCAGAGCTTATCAAAGCATGGGCTGATGGAGCCATCATTCAAGAAAAATACAGCTTCAATGATTGGCGTGTATTTGATGGGTGGTGGCAACAAGACGAAGCCTACGACTACCGCATCAAACCAGAGCCAAGGCCAGACCAAGTTGTGTACCCACATGCTGCGCAATACCATGGAGAAAACGGTTATGGAAGGTCGGTGCTAATCAAAGATCAACTCAAACTCACCTTTGATGGCGAGACGGGCAAACTTAAATCAGCGGAGGTTTTATGACAGGGCCTGCTGGAAGTCTCTTGTATGACCAGAAGACAGGCAGGATGCTTGAAGTTACTATGGAGGAGTTATGAGCACTGAAGCAATGAAGCTGGCGCTTGAAGCATTGGAGTTATTAGTAGAAGAGCGATCATCTGAGGCAATGGATGATGGCTACAAAGCTATTAAATCCCTTAAAGAAGCGATAGCAGACAAAAAACAAACAAGAGCATTAGAGTTATCTCACGAGGCATTAACGACTTGCGAAGTTGCTTGGCCCGGAACTAGATTCAAAAGTAAATATTTTGATGAAGACAAAGTTCCAAAAGCTATTAAAGCTATTGAAGAAGTGTTGATGTACGATATGAACACAGGACGCATGGTTGAAGTAACAATGGAGGAACTATGAAACCCATGCTGTTACCTAGCGAAGCTCCTGACTTAGATGCTTTACAGTACCCTGTGTACGTGACTCCTAAGCTTGACGGTATTCGATGCTTGATTGACCAAGGAGTAGCCTTATCTCGTACTCTGAAGCCTATCCCTAACAAGCACATTCAAGCTTGGGCTAAGAAGAACGCGGATAATCTTCAAGGCGCTGACGGTGAATTGATTGTAGGATCTCCTACGTCTTCAACAGTCTACAGAGACACTAACTCTTTTGTTATGTCTCACGACAAAGTAGGTGACTTTACTTTCTTTCTCTTGGACTATTGGGATGAGCCTGACACAGCTTTTGAGTATCGACAGGAAGCTGTAGATATTGTTGAAGAGAATTTTGCACTCGTATGGTCAGCTATTGCGGCTAATCCTTCAGATGTATTGCAGATAGAAAGCGAGTTCCTCGAACAAGGCTATGAAGGCGTTGTTCTACGAAATCCTGACGGTAAATATAAGTATGGGCGTTGTACGTTGAAAGAAAACAATGCTTTTAAGCTTAAACGCTTTGAGGATGCTGAAGCTGTCATCGTAGGCTTTGAAGAGGAAATGCACAATGAAAACGAAGCAGAGACAAATGAACTGGGGAGAACTAAACGATCTACAGCAAGAGCTGGACTCATTGGGAAAGGAACTCTTGGGTCTTTTATCTGTAGAACCAGTGACAATATTGACTTTAACATCGGCTCAGGTTTTGACCAGCAAGATAGAATTAACTTTTGGGAAAATAAAGAATCTTTGGTGGGAAAACTTGTTAAGTACAAGCACTTCCCTATCGGAGTGAAAGATAAACCTAGACACCCTATTTTCTTAGGGTTCCGTGATAAGATTGATTTATGAACAAGGAGGATACAAATGATTGAGTGGGAATACGAATTCAGTTATGGCAAAAAAGCAGCACGGTTAGGCACTGAGCAAGTTGTTAGTCATATCATTAACGATAATGATGAACGAGGTGAGCTTGAAGAGCTACGAGCAAAAATTGATAAGTTAACGGAATTTGTTTCTAACGTTGTTAGTTATCTTCCAGACGAGGCTCAGGAGAAAATTGTAAGAGACGTATCATGGTGTTGGAAACCGTTGAAGGAACTGTAATGATTGAAATGATTATCGTAGGTACTATCGGCATCGGTTACGCTGTTGTAGGGACGCTACAGTGGCTCAAAGGTGACATGGGAGCTGGTATCATGTGGATCGGTTACTCATTTGCCCAAGTTGGGCTATTCTTAAATCTAAAATGAAACGTATCGCAATTGATTGTGAAACCAATATGGCTCACACGTTCATTCACGTAGCTGTCACTCAAGATATTGATAGCGGTGAAGTTCGTGTGTGGAAATCTAAGGAAGGTCTTTGGGATTACCTTAAAGATGCTGACTTGATAGTAGCCCATAATGGTATCGGGTTTGACTTTCCAGTACTCAATAGAGTATGGGGAACTAAGATAGGCCTTAAACAAGCCTATGACACTCTCGTAGTGTCTCGACTACTTGAGCCTACTAGAGAGCAAGGACACTCTCTTGATGCTTGGGGTAAGGAACTAGGAGTAGCTAAGTTAGACTACAAAGCTACATGGCAATGGATGAGCGGGGAAACCCGTGTTGAATGTCCTTCATGTAAGGGTACAGGTATCAAATACATTAAAGATGTTGGAGATACTGAGCCTTTTATTGAGGAACATGACTGTCCTAAGTGTAAAGGTCTTGGGTATACTTTGATTAACGGAAGAAGGGAAGAATATGACGGAGAGTGTTTTGATAAACCTATCGAAGCTTTATTGGAGTTCTACTGTAAGCGTGATGTTAAAGTGCTTAGTAGTCTTTTTGTTCGCTTGTCAGTTGGATCTCTTGTTAATCAGGGATTCTCTCCTGATTCCATTCACCTTGAGCACCAAGTAGCAGCTATCATCAAGAAACAAGAAACTAATGGATTCAAGCTCGATGTAGTTCACGCTACTTGTCTCTTGTCTGAGTTGAAGTCTAAAATGGGTGTCATCTACGACAAGATGCAGGCGCTTTATCCACCTTACGAGGTTGAAAGGTTCTCAGAGAAGACAGGTAAGAAACTCAAGAGTGAGATCGTTACGTTCAATCCTGCTTCACGACAACAGAT